ATGGACGAACAAAACATCAGCGCGCAGGAGCTCGAGGAGTTCCGACGCTACAAAGAAGAGAAGGCGCGCGAAGAGCGGCGCAAGGCGCTGCAGTCGGATTATGTCGACCTCGTGGACAACGAGATTGGCGCCGCCTACGTGCAGCTCTCCCTGCTGAGCACGGAGATGGCACAGATCAAGAGAGCCGTATTCGACAACTTTCGGAGCGTGATCGAAATGAAAACCGAGCAGCTCGGTTTGGGCAAGGAAGAGGGGCAAAGGACGCATACCTTTACCAACTCGGATTCCTCGCTCCGCCTTACCCTCGGCAACTACACGGTGGATGCCTATCGGGATACCGTGGACGAAGGTATTCGCATGGTGACGGATTATATCGAAAGCCTCGCCAAGGACGATGCCACCGGCGCATTGGTTAGTGCCGTGCTGCGACTATTAAGTCGCAACAAAGCGGGGCAGATCAAGGCGAGCCGCGTGTTGCAACTGCGCCGACTCGCGGAAGAGAGCGGCAGCGAACAATTCCTCGACGGGGTGAAACTGATAGAGGAAAGTTACCACCCGCAGGTAAGTAAGAGCTTCGTGCGTATGGAAGCTAAAGATGCCGATACGGGCGAATGGAAGAACATCCCGCTCTCCCTAAGCGGCGTGTAGCATGTGAGAAGAAAGTATTAACAAACAAACAGATTGAAAGATATGAACCAAATCGAGAAAGAGAAGTTGCGCAAACGTATTGCGCTCTTGGCGGTAGCCTTCCTGCTCTTAACAGAGACCGCTTTCGCCCTGATGTTTGTGCTCGCCCCAACAGGCGCAGCACCGTCGCGCCTACTGATGGCGCTACTTGCCCTGAACTCCTTACTTATGTCGGGGTTCTTCTTCTACGCCTTTTCCACGGAGTAGGAAAGGAGCGGCACCCGCCACAAGGATATAAGCAAGCTACAAATCCCTTGCCATCCACTTGGGTGCCGTACATCGGGCGCGCCGCAGAGGTGATGCAAGCGGCTGACCCTCTCGGGCGCCCCCTTTTGGAAACAACCAACCACTAAACGTTAAATAAGCTGTATGGACGACAAAGAACGTAATCTGCGTAGGAGAGACAGAATCGTACGCGAGATTCTCGACGAATGGTACGAACCGGGTCGGCACGACCGCTGCAAGCGGTGGGTCTATCGGAATAAGGTGCAGCACCAAATTCCTATGAGCGAGCGTAGCTTCTATCGGTGCCTGCGGCGCGAACGTGAGCGTCTCCGCGCAGCAAGCAACGAAACGGACGAAGTAGACGAATAGTTCTTTATGGTGTTTTCTTTGTGGGGTGGGGCGGGGTGCCGTGAGGTAGCCCGCCCCTCATTTTTACGCCGCAAATCAACGGCAGCGACCATCCGTTCACTCTCGACGAAGTGCCCGAAAAAGCGCTTCGATGCAACGAAAACGCCGCTTCGATGCGAGAGAAACGCCGCTTCGATGCGGGAGAAACGTCGCTTCGATGCGAGAGAAACGAACCCTCTAAAGAAATATGTGACACCGTGGCACATCTATTTGCCTGCCCCACAGCGGAGCGTGACCTTTGCAATATGGAAAACGAAAACGAAGTACGTAGCCGAGCCGTGGACCTATTATTGGAGCGCGGAGCACGCTTTGTGGTACCCCTTCCGCGCCCGTATGCCCGGTTAATTCCCAAACGGTGGCGCACGATGACTATACGTCACCTCAAGGCAGGCACCATATTGGAGATCGAGCGGTTAGTGGTGCAACACAACCTGAACAATGATCCGCTCACCCCCCGCATAGAGCTACTTGCGGAAGCAATCGCCCTTGCCGTACTGAACAATCGTCGCAGCATACGCTTTCTGCGCCGACCACTCACGCGTCTGCTCCTATGGGGTGTATCGGGCGAGAGCTTGTTAGAGCTCTTCGGCATTGTCCGCACGCTTAACCGATTGGAGGATTTTACCGCTATTACCGTCTGGATACTGCTCACGGCGAGGATGACGCAGATGCGGACGGGGCAAGAGGAGAAGGGGAGTTAACAACCGCTGTCGACGGTCTCCATAGCCCCTTCGGCGTGATCGGTAAACTGCGTCTGGAACGCAAGCTAAGCCTCAAGGAGGTGCTCTGGGGCGACCCCTGGATGCTCTTGATTTTAGAGCAATCCGACCAACCACGCCCCCGCACGCTGAATAGTACAGAGCAATTACCATTGATCGAGAATTTCTGATGGATGCAAAACAAATCAAGGAGTGGGCGAAGCTCCTCTACTGCAAAGAGCGGTTGAGCCAAAAAGAGGTAGCCGAACGAACGGGCAAAACGCCTCAAACCATCAACCGATGGGTGAAGAATGAAAAGTGGGATGAGCTTCGAGTGAGCCTCACGATAACCAAAGAGGAACAGATCAAAAACCTCTACCACCAGCTTGCCGAAATGAATAAGACTATCAGCGAACGTGAGGGCAACCGCTATCCGTCCGCCGGCGAAGCTGATGCCATCAATAAGCTCTCAACCGCCATTAACAAGCTCGAAACGGAGGTCGGGTTACCCGAGATTATCAGCTCCTTTACGGGCTTTTTCGATTGGCTGCGCAAGATCAACTTGGAGAAGTCCAAAGAGATTGCCCCCCTCTACGACGACTACATCAAGAGTAAGCTGCGATGAGACGACTCGGCATAGAGGAAAAAGAGAGCCTTAAGGCGTGGCAGAGTTACCTACTCGCCCTCATAGAGGAGAGCAGTGTAGATACCACCGAGCCTATTGAGGCGCAGAAAGCACGTATTGCACGCCTTGAGGCTGATCCCGAAGCGTGGTTCAAGTACTACTTCCCCGGCTTCGCCACCTGTGAGCCTGCCCCTTTTCACAAACAAGCCACCAAACGCCTCTTGGAACACGAGCGTTGGTACGAAGTGCGCTCTTGGAGCCGTGACCTTGCCAAGTCGACTCGCTCTATGATGGAGGTGATTTATCTCGCCCTAATGAGGCGGATTAAGAACTTCCTCCTTGTGTCCAATAGTAAAGACAAAGCCATCGACCTCCTCACTCCCTTCAAGCTCATCCTGGAGCAATCACCGCGCATTACGCACGACTATGGCGTACAGGTGAAGGCCGGGCATTGGGAAGAGGATAAGTTCGTCCTTACCTCGGGATGCTCCTTCCGTGCCATCGGAGCCGGGCAATCCCCTCGTGGTTTGAAAAACAGAGAAGCTCGTCCCGACTTTATCCTCGTGGATGACATCGACACCGACGAGGAGACTCGCAACCCTGACCGCATCAAAACCAAATGGGAGTGGTTTGAAAAGGCACTCTTTGCCTCTCTCTCCGTCTCAGGCCAATATCGCATACTATTCTGCGGTAATATCATTGCCAAGGACTGTTGTATTACCCGCGCCGGAGCCAAGGCGGATAAGTGGGACATCGTCAACATCCGGGACAAGCAGGGCAAAAGCACGTGGAGTGCCAAGAATAGCGAAGCCGACATCGACCGAGTGCTGTCCATGATTAGTACCAGTGCCGTGCAGCAGGAGTACTACAATAACCCCATAAGCGAGGGGGAAGTCTTTACGGACATTACTTGGGGAGATTGCCCACCACTATCCAAGCTCCCCTTTGCCGTCTGCTATGGCGACCCCTCGCCCAGCAATTCTCGGAGCAAGCAATCGAGCTACAAGGCGGTCTTCCTTGTGGGCTTTTCGGAGGGTAAGTACTACATCTACACGGGCTACCTCGAGCAAGAGACCAACGACCGTTACGTCACGTGGTTTTATGATCTCCGTGATTATGTCGGCAACAAATGCCCTGTCTATTACCTCACCGAGAACAATGCCCTTCAAGACCCCTTTTGGGAGCAAGTACTACAACCCCTATTCGTGAAGCACAGTCAAAGCCGCGGACTTATACCCATTGCCCCCGACACCCGGGCTAAGATGGATAAGTATGCTCGTATAGAGGGCGCTTTGGAGCCACTCAATCGGCAAGGGAGACTTGTCTTTAACAGTGCTGAGCAGGGCAACCCCAATATGCAACGACTCGGGGAGCAGTTTAAGCTCATTGCCCCACGACTTCCGGCCCCTGCCGACGGCCCCGACTGCATAGAAGGTGCCGTGTGGCAAATCAACAATAAGCTGTCCGAACTGAAGCCCGATAGTGTCCTCTTCGGCACGCATCGTCAAAACCGCAAACGCTATTAAGTAC